ACTCAACAAGTGATGCAGACTCGATAGCAACCTATGGCAGGTATGAGTACCGGGTAGAAAGCAATATTAAAACGCTGGCCAATATAACGGCAGTAGGAACACGAGAGCTACAGCTACGAGCTGTCCCCTATGCTCAATTTGCCTCCATTACTTTTAGGCTAGACAACTCAGATATGCCATCGGCTACTAGAGATACAATCATTAATACATTTTTTGGACAGCCTATAGAGATTACTAATCTGCCTAGCAATATGTTTGACGGTACCTTTAAAGGTTTCCTTGAGGGTTACAGCCTTAACTCGACTCCCACTTATGTAGATCTGACTCTTAATTTGTCACCGGCTAAGTTTAGTCTCCCTGTAGACCTTGGCGAGTACACGCTATCTACAACTATTGTGGATGATGGCATTACTAACTACACCATCCCGGCAGGTAAAACACAGATTGCTGTATTTGCTGTTGCTTATGGTGGTGCAGGTAGCACCGGGGGCAACGGTGGAGGCGGTTCATCCGGCATCGGTGGATCCGGTGGCGGAGGTGGCGGTGCTGTTGGATTTTGGAATTATGACGTTACGCCGGGAACTGTCTATGCAGTTAATTTAGATGCTGCAAGTACAAGGCGAGTTAGTTTTGGCTCACTTATCTCTGTAAGTGGTGGAGCCAATGGCAGTACAGGCGGAGGCTCCGCAGCTAGTGGTGGTCTGTACTCAAAGGATGCAAGCGTTATTTATTATGCATCTGCAACAGGCACACCATCCGGCGCAGGTGGCGCAGCTGTTACAGGCGTAGCTAACGGTAATAATGGCCAAGATGGTTTTGGGGCAGGTACAACTCTTACGGTGCCTACAGGTTTGGGACTTCCTGCCAATATTAAATCCGGCGCAGGTGGTGGAGGCGGCGGTAGCGGAGCTAAAGGCAACAACGTATCTTTTCTTTTTGGTGGGTCAGGTGGCGCAGGCGCGGCAGCTAGTGGTGGCAATAGCGGCGCAGGTGGACAAGGCGGTAATGCTGAGCAAGATGCAGCTACTTTGGGCGGTATCACAGGCGAAAATGTTTTATACCTAACTGGCAACGGTGGAGGTGGCGGAGGTGGCGGTGCTTTCCAATCTTCATACGGATCAGGCAACGGTGCGGCAGGTGGGTATGGATCTATTGCAGTCGTATATATTTACACACGATAAAGAAAGAGGATAACTATGGCAACGAGTACTAACTATGGCTGGAGCGAGCCGGATAACACGAGCCTTGTAAAAGATGGCGCGCTCGCTATCCGCACACTAGGTAATGCCATTGACACTTCATTGTGGAATAGCGGCTATGGTCAGGCTGGGAAAAATGCACTTATCAATGGAGCCTTTGACATCTGGCAGCGTGGCACTTCATTTACTAATCCAAGTAGTTCAGGTGCTTATAATGCCGATCGCTGGTGCTCGTATTTTAACGGCAATGGCACAATTACCCAAGAAACTACTGTTAAGCCAGACACGAGCACTTATTCATTGAAAATGACTGCCACGGCTACAAGTGCAGATAACGCTATTTTTCAACTTATAGAACAATTGGTCATGCAACGTTTCAGAGGAAAAACTGTTACTTTATCAGTCAAATTGGCAGGAACAGCAACCGTTACACCCGCTATTCGTTTGACTTATTCAACTACCGCTAACGATAATTTAATAAACACAAGTACCAACATAACTGCAACCAATGTAATTGCTCCAACGATCAATCCTTCAACTTTTGTTACTTATAGTTCAACTTTTGCGGTTCCAACAACTGCAAAAACATTAAGAATTGGTATTTTATCTAACTCTGTAATCAATACAAATGTCCTTTATATTGCAGAAACTCAACTTGAGTATGGCACTTTAGCAACGCCCTTCCAAACTGCAAGCGGCGGTAGTATTCAAGGCGAATTGGCTATGTGCCAAAGGTATTACCAAAAATCTTTTGCACAAGGTACGGCACCAGCAACAAACGCAGGAAGAACAGGCGCAGTAGAAAACTTTGCTATCCGCGCAGCAGGCGCGTTGGGAATTTCTTTTGTGAGGTTTCCAGTAATTATGCGAGGAACTCCCACGGTCACTATTTTTAATCCATCGGCAGCAAATAATCAAGCGCGCAATCTTGATACTGGAAGCGACTGCAGTTCTACAACAGCCGAGGCACAGACAGATAGTTCTTTTAGATATTACTACACGCTACCTTTAACTTCAATAAGCACAAACTTAATTAGCGCACAATACGAAGCATCGGCGGAACTCTAATGATTAAATACGAAGAAGTTACAACAGATAGCGGATTGAAAGTTATTAAACAAACTGATGAGACTGGAAAAGAATTCTGGATTCCATGCGATGAGGCCAATTCTGATTATCAGGCTTACCTCAACAAGGACAAGCCTAAAGATGGAGACTAGCTACAACGGCTACCCGGCATCTAAAGATCCGGCAGCTATAAATATAAAGTCCTACCCTGTAAAGGGTACGGATCGTAAGCTAAGGTGCGCCGAGAGTGTTGGGCCTCTCTTGGCGGCCTTTGCTGCCGAGTTTCACGAGCTAATAGAGCCAATAAATGAGGGTACCTTTGACGATTGGGGCTATGCCTACAGGATGGTCAGAGGTAATCCGACAAAACTCTCATGTCACTCATCCGGCACGGCTATAGATCTAAACGCTATAAAACATCCGCTAGGCAAGTACGATACTTTTGCAGCTGAGAAGGTACCTATGATCCGGGCCTTGGCTAAAAAATACGGCCTTAAGTGGGGCGGCGATTTCAAGACTAGGCCAGATGACATGCATTTTGAGGTTGAAGTGACACAGGTTAAGGCTAAGGCTTTAATCTCTAGTTTAGGTTTACAGTAAGACAAATCCTAAGGGGCATTTAGGAGCAAGACCATGAAAGAGCAAGCAATTGCAGCGGCTAAGTCCTATGGGCGAGCAGCTATCGCTAGTGCGGCAGCGCTGTATATGTCAGGTATAACAGATCCGAAGGTATTGGCTAATGCGTTTATCGCGGGGCTAATTGGTCCACTACTTAAGGCGCTTCAACCGTCCGAGGGTCAGTTTGGCGTAAAGAAGTAATGGAACAGGCTCAGCTCATAGTCGGTATAGCCGTAGGCAGCTGTACTATTTTGGGGCTATGGGCTGGGCTTATCCGTAAAATGGTTAAGTACTACCTTTCTGAGTTGAAGCCGGATGGTAATGGTGGCCATAATCTGCACGGCCGGGTGGAGCGGATCGAAGCCCGGGTCGATAAAATATACGAAATTTTGCTCGAGGATCGTTTAGCTCGATAGGCGTGTCGTATTGCCTTTTGTCAGTACTTACCCTCATACTTTTGTTACAACGCTGAGAGGGCTACTCGGTTGGTAGCTTGATCGGCCTTAACAAAGGGCGAAAGATGAACAGTTTAGATATATTGATTGGCTTAGGCGCTTGTGCTCTAGGCTTTTTGTTTATGACAGTCGGATACTCAATCGGGTTTAAGCATGGCCACGGTGAGGGCTTTGTACGTGGTCGCGCTATTGCTCAAGCTCTGAAAGATAAGGAGCTAAGCGCATGATTTCACAGGCTAAAACAGGTACACGTTGTAGTTATTGCCAAGATCAATGGGGCGGCAGCCGTGTAGATGGTGTGTGGGTATGGCATCCAAAGGCTGACAAGCAAGCTGTAGTAACAGTCACATCACAGCGATTTAAGGCTAATCGCCATTACTGTGAGTCATGCCGAAATATTGTAAGCAACTGGCCAACAGGCGAAAACTATCCTCTATTTGCTCAAGTTATGGATGCTAATCATGGCTAATTTTTTAGATAATTATGAGCTTGCCAACGACACTATTAAGCGTTTTAGATCTGAGTTTGTTACAGGTCGCATTGTTACCTCTATTGCTGAGGCTAATTTGGCTCAAGGCTGGGTATTGGTAAAGGCCGAGGTTTATCGTGAGTATGAGGACACGCTGCCAAGCGCTGTGGATTTTGCCTACGGCAACGTAGCTACTTATCCGGCTAATATGAAAAAATGGTACGTAGAGGACACAGTTACAAGCTGCATAGCAAGGTGTATAAAGCTACTTTCTCCAAGCGATCAACGGCCAAGCCGCGAAAATATGATGCTAGTAGAAAACGCTCCGCCGGTTACAGATGATCTGTGGGCTACTTTATCTGCCACACCAAAAACTCGTGAGACAGACACTAAGGCACTATCTACAGCTGTGGCTGAGATCCAAGGCCAGTTAGGAGGCGAGTTAGTACCTGCTCCGCCTCGTTGTGGTCATGGCACGATGGTATGGAAACAAGCCGCTGCCGGGTCGCCTAAGAACTGGGGCGGCTACTTTTGTACTGAACGTACAAAGGCAACACAATGCGCGCCAAATT